CAAGCTGGGCAACGGCAGGCTACAAGACCATGGCCGTCACCTCCCCGTCATCGCAGACCGCCGGTAACTACTACGTTGCCATCGTGTCCAATGCGAGCACCGTGCCCACCATTCAGCGACAGGCCGCCGCTTCTGCGGCTGCGTACAACGCTGGCCTGAGTGCCGCACAAGCCCGATGGTCCTCGGGTGGTACTGGGTTCACGGGGCTGACGTCCCTGCCCGGCTCGGTGACCATGTCCAACCGTGGGTCCGGAGCAACAACGTTCTGGGCCGCAATCAACTAAGGAGCCAGCATGGCAACCGAATTCCAGGATAAGTGGATCGTCATCAACCTCGACCCCGCAGGCACTTCCCTCTCTACTTGGTTCTCCACCTTCGATGATGCTAGGGAGGCCGCTGAGGCGTGGGCTGAGAGCGACGTCTATGGCATCAAGTACATGATCGTTCCCGGCGTGGCCGTTGCGAAGGTGGTGTGACCATGGCTAAGCCCAACAAGAAAGCTCCCCTCGGTCAGGGTGGGCGCTTCGCTGCCGTCGCTAAGGCGGCCGGTGGAGGCAAGAAGGGAGCGGCTATCGCCGCTGCTGCTGGCCGCAAGAAGTACGGCGCCAAGAAGATGGCCTCGATGGCCGCCAAGGGAAGGAAGGGCAAGTGAGCGACGTTTACCGCAACGCGGTCACCACTCCGCAGGATGAACTGTTCGAGCCTCGCAACAGCGACGCTGCCGACTACCCGACCGAGATCGCTGGTCCTGGCGGTAAGGCAACCCTGACGGAGAACAACGAGAAGGGCATCCTTGAGGCCATCGTCTTCCGGACGATGGACCCGTACAAGCTTGCTGCTCTCACGTCTACCCATGACGCTCACACTCAGGGCGTGTACGGCGAGACCGATGGGGGCAAGTACCGTGACTAGCATGCCCAGCTGGATCGGCATTGCTTCCCCTGCCCCCGTGAAGGGCTTCCAGCGCACGCCTAAGCCCCGATCTAGCACGATGCCCGGGGAAGCTGCTGCCGTCCAGGCTAAGGCCATTAGAACGGCTGCTGCGGCTTCGAGCCACAACGTGTTCCGTCCCGACATCTTCCGAGTCTCCGAAGGATACCTGAACTAACATGCCGCCCGCACAGAAGAAGACCGCAGCCCCTGAAGGGCTGCTCAAGAAGGGTTCCATCGTCTCCCTGGAGAAGGGGGGCCGGACCCTGACCGGCCTTGAGGTCATGGACTGGGACGACACGTTCGTCAAGTTCCGCTGGGACATCCACACTTCACCGCAGGCCGAGGTCGTCCTCATCCCGTGGGTGAAGATCGAAGCGATCGGACTGGTAGGTGAGCGATGAGCCGACGTGTCCGACGTGCGGAAACATCTTCGAGGCCTGCACGTGTAAAGGGGGCCAACTGCTCCGCCACGTGCGCCACCAGGGATCACCGGACCTACGGCGAATGTCTGAGGGCCAAGGGTATCCAGTTGTCGCCCCACGTCAACGGGGAGTACGGCAAGAAGCAGAAGACCTGGGACAAGGATCTCGATCACTACGAGTCCGCTGTCAACCAGGGCTTGCAGCCTGAGGGTACTCAGCGCTGGCAGGTAGACAAGGCTATCAAGGAGGCCGACAGTGTCTGAACTAAGGGTAGGACTCGAAGGCTACACGCCGGGCTCTGCGCCCGGCGTTGTCTCCTCTTCCCTCTCGGTGACCAACACCACGGGCGGTACGGCAGGTACCGCCACGTTCGTCAAGATCACAGATGGTACGGCTACCGCCAGCGTGGCGGTGCCCGGCACTGGTGGTTCATCTCTCCTGGTGGCTACTGGTACCACTGCGGCGGTGACCTCGCTGACCACCGCTACGACCGGCAACGGTACGGCCTATGACTTTGGGTCGGCCCGAGCGAACATCAGTGCCGCAGTGCTGGTCAACGGAACCGTTACCGCCGGAACGGTTCGGCTCGAGGGCTCCCATGACAACAGCAACTGGATCCCTCTGACTACGTCCGCGACCCTGGCCACCGGCGTCAATCAGGACGTCAGCAAGTCTGGTGTCGCGTACCGATTCGCTCGTGCCGTAGTCGGAACTACGGTCACGGGAGGTGGCTCCGTCACCGTTACGGTAGCCGCTGCCTGATGAACTCCTAACCCCCACAAGGAGTAAGTATGTCAGCTCAGATGAATGTCTCTATCCAGGATCTAGCGGGGGATGTAGTCGGCGTAAGGCCTGACGGATCTCTCACCGTGTCCAACATCCCCGAGGGCGCACTTCCGTACACCACGCTGATCGAGGATACTGCCGTGGTGACCACGGCCAACAACTATCTGTCGGTGTTCAACCCGATCGGTTCCGGGAAGAACGTCACGTTCGCTCAGTTCACCGCGTTCCCTTACGCGACCGGGGCCACCGGGCCCACGGTCAACATGGAAGTCTGGCGAGCCACGCTCGTCAGCGGTGGTACCCAGCTTGCTGCGGCGAACATCAACAAGTTCGACACCCTTCAGCCCAACTCTATCTGCGAAGTCAGGACCGGCAACCCTGCCGCTACCCTGACGGGAACTCTCCCGATCCTGGCCATCCCTCCGGCGATCACCGCTGCTGCGGCAGGAGCCAGTGCGAGCGTCGCGATCATTCCCCCGTCGGCCTCTCTGTTCGTGTGCCATCCCGGCGAAGGCGTCGTGGTCCGCATGCCCGCTGGTGGCGACGTCGATGAACGCTGGTCCCTCGGTTTCACTTGGCTTGAGATCTAAGGAGACACCATGTTCGCTGGACTTCCCGACGCTGTTGACGTAGCTGGACTTACGCGCACCACCACTGGAACCCTGATCACCGTCCCCGCCGGACGGGCTTTCACTGGTGACCTGGTGCTGTCTGCCAGCGTCTCGGTGGCAGGCACTTCTAACCCGACTGTCGCCACCAGCGGAACCGGGGCTGCTCCTGTTTCCGGTACCGTCATCTCCCGCCTGAACCTGAACGGCCTAGCGCTGACCACTGTGGCCGACTCGATCGCCCACGAGGTGTTCGTGGTGGCTACCACTAACGACATCACCATCGAGTTCACGGCTGGTGCTACCGGCACCAGCTCTGCAAGTCTTCACGGTTACTTCATCTAAGGAGTACACATGGCTACGAGTTTCGATCAGCTTGTCTCGCGAGTCAAGCAACAGCTTCTCGGGTACACGAGGGATCAGGCTTCGATCTCGTACCTCGCTGCTCCCATGACAGCGACGGACACCACCTTCACGGTGGACCCGTCTACGGTGACGAACATCTCTCGAGGTCTGGTCGAGATCGGATCTGAACTGATCCTGGTCAAGTCCTTCGATCAGTCCTCGGGGAACGTCACCGTTCTCGGTGGCGTCAACGGGCGGGGAGTAGAAGGGACTTCCGCTGCTACCCACTCGGTCAACGACTTCGTTACCGACGACCCGATGTACCCGAAGGCCCGGATCATGGAAGCGATCAACGACACGATCAACGGTACCCACCCGGACCTCTGGGTGTTCGGTGAGTTCGAGTTCCCGAAGATCGCAGCACGGTATGAGTACCCTCTGCCCGAAGAGGTCGAGGACGTGTACAAGGTGTACGTCAACACCATCGGCCCGTCGGCCGTATGGTTCCCTCTCTCCTCGTGGCGCTTCAATCCTCAGGCCTCGACGACCGCTGGCCAGGTGAAGCCCACTCCGACGCCGACCGGCAAGACTCTTCAGATCATGCGTGACTTCATCGTGCCAGGCCGGAACATCCGAGTGACCTACTCGAAGAAGCCGAACACCCTGACCAACCTGAGCGACGACTTCGAGACGACCACCGGCTACCCGGACAGGTACATCGACCTGATCGTGTACGGCTCGTGCTGGCGTCTCCTCCCCGCGTACGAAGCCGCAAGGCTTCAGCAGTCCCAGATCGAAGCGACCGAGCGAGCCCCTCTGGTCCCGACCGGTGCTGGCTCCCAGGCTGCCCAGTATTACCTGTCGCTGTACCAGCGACGACTGACAGAAGAGCGTGACCGTCTGTTCCGTATCTTCGAGAACACCCAGGCTTTCAACGGATAAGGAGGACCGATGGCCAACTCTCGTTACTACTCGTCTATCGCGCTGCCCACCACCCTTACGGGTGGTGTGACCAACTCGGGAACCAGTATCGCTGTGGCAAGCACGTCAGGGTTCCCCGGCTCGTTGCCGTACATCCTGGCGCTGGACTACGGCACCGCCACCGAGGAACTGGTGCTGGTCACCAACGTGGCCAGCCTTACCCTCACGGTGACCCGCGCCTACGACGGCACGGCCGGTAGTAGCCACAACACCGGAGCCGTGGTTCGCCACGTAAGCTCCGCGATTGACTTCACTGACAGTAGGACCCACGAGGCTTCCAGTACGGGCGTACACGGCGTTACAGGGGCCGTGGTGGGCACGTCTGACACGCAGTCCCTGAGCAACAAGACGCTGATACGCGCACTCGGCAGCGTGCAGAACATCACCGCGTTCAACGTGGGACCTTCGGGTATCACCACGATCGTCGGTGACTCGGCCAACCCGACTGCCTCTCGCCTTGAGATCAAGGACAACGAGGTAGCGCTGAACACCATGCTGTTCGTGCAGTCCACTGGTGCTATCAAGTCCGTGAAGAACGTGTCCGACACGGACTCCACCTACAAGTTCAGGGTGACAGACAACGACGGTACGACCGACAGGGTAGGACTGCTCGCCGGTGGCACGCTGGCCATCACTCCGACGTCTACCACTACGTTCGTTGGGTTCGACATCGTTGCTCCGGACACCAGTGCAACCAAGAGGGCTGTTCGTATCGCCGCTTCAGGCGGCGCCAATGAGAGGTTCACCGTCTTCAATGACGGTCACACGAACATCACCGGATTCACTGGCGGCCAGACCACCCTCACAGTGAAGACCCCGAGCTCCCCTACGGTGGACACGTTCAGGGTTACCGACTCCGCGAACAACACGTGGGTCTCGGTGCAGAACAACGGCAAGCTGCTGGCCAACGTGGGCGCCACGATAGCTCAGCCTGGCGTCACCTCTGGCCCTGTGCTTCAGGTGGGCGGATCGAACGTCGGGTACACCGGCAACCTTGAGCAGTGGGTTGGCCCTGCCAACTCGATCGTTGCTCAGGTGGATCACCTCGGTAACTTCTCGGGTAACGACTTCCTGTGGACCGGCGGGGCAGCGTGGACCTCGTACACGCCTACCTGGCGCTCATCTGGCACTCAGCCCGTGGTTGGTAACGGAACCCTAGTGGGCCGGTACCGTCAGTTCGGCAAGACCATCGTCGGCGGGATCATCCTCACGCTGGGCACCACGTCCACCGTGGGCACTGGTACCTACTCGTTCGACATTCCGTTCATCGCGGCCAACCAGGTGCTCATAGCCAACGGTGCTGTCCAGGTCGTGGGCACCAACCGCTTCGGCGGTGTGGCCCAGATCGGAGCCAACTCAACCACCGTGGCGCCGTTCGTGACCACCAGCCAGACCGATGCCCGGATAGTTCAGCAGACGGACGCAGTACCGTTCACGCTGGCCAACACTAACTCTGTGCGGATCAGCTTCACCTACGAGACTGTGTAAGGAGTCACCGTGGCCGACATCGTCAACCGGATACCATTCGAAATCAGCAGCTTCGGTACAGGTGGTGGGGGTAGCTACTCCCTCAAGGACTACCGATTCGACTACGCTCTCGGGGGCATCCCGTTCATGTCGGCCACGCGTGACCAGTGGCCGTACACCGAGGGCATGGCCGAGATCCGTAAGCAGCAGTACGACGCCAGTGCGGAGCCCGGAGAGCAGTCCCTGTACGGCTGGTGGCTCCGGTCCCAGCAGAACTTCACCGGTGGTGCAGGGCTGATCTACCAGGACCCGGACATTCAGAACCCGTACACCCGAGCGTTCGACCTGAGGTACGCCGACTCTTTGGGAGTCGACCCGTGGACCGGTGGTCAGCTCACGCTGTTGCGTGACGTGACCAACAAGCTGAACCTGATCTCGACTATCGCCAAGACCCAGGGGTACGTCAGCTCGACCGGAGTGGACTCTGCTTGGGCCGTCGATGGTGGTAACTACTACACGATCAACAACGCTGGCACGGCTGGAGTCCTGTTCACCTCGGTCGGCTCGCTGCTCGACTTGTCCGGCGTCGGCAACCGCAGCCTGATCCTGATGACCGACGGCGTCTGGAGCGGGGTGGACAACGGAGCACCTACCAAGATGTTCAGTTTCCCGTCGACGCCTACCGCTGGAGCGATCGGCTACTTCAAGAACCGTGTCGTGGTGGCCATCGACAATGTGATCTACTTCGTGCCGCTCAACACCGGAGCCACCCAGGTTCTCAGCACGGCAGCTACGTTCACGTACACCGCTGTCGACACCACCTGGAAGTGGACCTCGGTAGCCGAGGGCCCTACCGCGATCTACGCATCAGGCAAGAACTCCACCCAGTCGAACATCTTCAAGTTCAGTGTCGAGTTCTCCGGAACCACCGAACAGATCCTGCCTACCACCACGGCGAGTATGCCCATCGGTGAGCGGATCAACAGCATCTACGGGTACATCGGCTCGTTCATGGGCATCGCTACCGACCACGGCTTCAGGGTCGGGGAGTTCGACTCGAACGGTGACGTGGTCTACGGACCACTCCTCTTCTCCCCCGCTGGTGGCTGCACCGGCATCACGGGCTACGACCGGTTTATGTACGTAGGCTCTGATACCGCCCACGATGGCACGTCAGGGCTCTTCAGGGTGGACCTGGGCGCCGCTATCCAGGAACAGTCTACGCAGGCTGTGAGGTACGCCTACGCCCGTGATGTCTATACTCGCACCGGCACCGGGCCGGTGCAGTCCGTATCTATCCTCGGGGCCAGTTCTCGCCCGATCTTCACAGTCAAGAGCTTCGCAGTTCTACTCACCGATGCCAACACATTGGTACCCAGTGGCTACCTGAAGACGGGGCGGATACGGTACAACACCGAAGAGCCCAAGCTGTATCGGTTCGTCTCTCTCCGCACCCCCACCCCTCTTCAGGGCAACGTCAGTTTCTCGCTCCTCACTCAGGATGGGCAAGAGATTCCGTACATCACGTACGGTCCCACGTTCGGGCCTAACGTGGGAGACGTTTCAACACCTCAGCCTGCTACTCGGCAGGTTTGGATAGCACTCAAGTTCACGCTCACCCGTAACCAGTCCGACGCCACTCTCGGTGGCGTCCTCAACGGATGGCAAGTCAAGGCCCTGCCTGGCGCTACTCGCCAACGTCTCATCACGCAGACGTTCCTGCTGTTCGATGAGGAAATGGACAAGGGCGGGCAGAGGGTGGGCACCGATGGCTATGCACGTCAGAGACTCCAGGCGTTCCAGAACCTAGCCAAGATCGGAGACGTAACAGTTTTTCAGGAACTGGCAGAGAACATCTCCACCTTGGTGATGATCGACGACTGGAAGTACACACAGCTCGGACCACCCGGTCCGAACGCATCCACTCTCGGCGGATACCTCACCGTCATACTACGGACGGTCGCCGAGTCTACCTAGGGGGGTAGGAATGGATTCAACTCTGCTCACCACCGCAGCGATGTACATCGGGATCGCTGTTGGTGGGCACGTTTCAGGGCGGATGACCGCCCGCACCAGTGCCAGCCAGATAGCGGCCGACACGGTTGACATGCTCCAAGCTCAGATCGAAGCCTTAAAGGATGACAAGCAGGACCGCGACGATGAGCTTGCGGAACTGCGCACCCGAGTGTCTACTCTTGAGAGTCTCGTGACCCAGCGTGCCGAGGTAGAATTGGTGCACGAAGAGGTTCGCGGCGCCAGGGTGGTGCTGGACAAGATCGCAGTGAAGGTTGGAGCATGAGATGGAACACGACCATGAGGATCTAGTGCCCACGTGGTACAAGCCTCAGCCGTTCAGTCCGGCCACGGTGTACTCACCGGATGTCATCAGGGACATTCAGCGTACGCTCCAGGTTCCCTCGACGGGCGTGCTTGATGCACGCACCACGTCCCACATCCGTGGGCTGCAACACGTTTTAGACATCAAGCCGACCGGGGTCATCGACCTCGAGACCGCGATCCAGATCGAAAGGCTGCGCAACCGATATGTCTGAGGAGACGATAGATGAGCAAGTGGACGAAACCCCTGAGGACATCGATCCAATCGGCAATCGCCCTTATCCCTGTGGTTCCGCTTCTGGTCCCTGCACTTGGCCTGAGTGCGACAGCGGGAGTGGGTGCCAGTTTGGTGACGGGAGCTTCACTGGCGTCGGCGGTTATGCAGACCCCGTCAGTGGAGAGACTCCTGTCGATTCTTCGGCTGGATTCGAACCTCCCCACCCCTTCGGATGGGTCGGACCCTGAAGGTAAGTGAATGAAAAGAAGCCCCAGCCTTTCGGCTGGGGCCCTTTTTTTGTGCCTAGTCCTTGAAGACGATGTACCCGATGAACACGATGGCACAGATCAGAAGTATCATCCCTGGGGGTCCTCCAGCATGTCACGGAACATCGCGTTGGCAATGATCTCTGCTTGCCGTGCGTTCTCGTAGGTCTCTTCGGTGCTGTTCAGGGCGAGCGTCTGCTTCGCCATGTCCTCAGCCTTGACGGCCTTCTCGTACGCCTCGTACTTGTCGCCCATGTTACTCTCCTCGATCCTCAGTTGAAGCCTGCCCGTCGGCAGGCGCTTGACTCTCACGTGCCTCATTGTGCGCCTGCTTCAGAAGTTTGTCTACCTCCAGGACGAACCAGTGTCGGGCCTCTTCCTCGCTCTCCGGGAAGTCCTCGTACAGGTTGGACCAGTCCCCGTCGAACACGAAGTACAGATCGACACCAGCAGCGATGCCGTGACGCTCGCCCTCGACGCGGATAGACCCTTCGGCCTTGATCCGCTTGGTCACGAGAGCACCACCAAGAGGTGGACGAAGAACGCGATGTACAGCAGGGACCACAGGATGAGCCCCGCTGCAACCGTGCGAGTCAGGGGCTTGCGGGGCTTGTCGATCATAGCCACCGCAGCAAGGATGTTGATCAGGCTCATCACGATGAGCCAGACCAGCCCGACCTTATCGATCATCTTCGTCTCCCGGCTGCTTCGGCTTCGGTTCCAGGATGGGCCACTTGCTGTCGCTCACTCGGACTCCTTCAGTGCGTAAGCGTACAGGATGATCGCATACCCAGCGAGATCCTTGTACGTGTCGAGCAGGGGTTCGTTGTCGGGGATGCCTCCGCTGCGGCGGAGGCCGTTGAGGCGCCCCATCTTGATGCCGATCTGGGTGAGGATCACGTCCTCAACCTTGGCATCCACTAGTGCTGCGGTGTACTCGAAGTTGCTGAACTCTCC